CGAGTAAAAAGAAAAACAAAAGGAAAAATAACAAAATAACCTTTAGATTGAAATAAAATTGTTTCGTTTCACATATAGAATGTAAAGTATGTAGAAAAGAATGTTATTTCTCTTGTCAATACTTTAACACTTTTCATAACAAATATAAACATAAATTGTTTATATTTATTAGTTATTGTGAGATGGCAATGTTAAAGGAATATTTTAAATTAAGCAAACAGTATAGAGAGAAATACGGAGAAAAAACCCTTTTACTTTTTCAGGTGGGTGCTTTTTATGAGGTTTATACAGAAGTAGATGCGAAAACCAAAGAAATCGTAGAAGAACAAGTCCTTGAATTAAAACGGTTTACTGAATTGGCTTCGGCAAACAAGAATGAAACTACGCTAATGATGGGGTTTCGCGATTACATAATTGATAAATATGTGGAGAAAATACAAAATAATGGCTATACTGCTGTAGTATATAGTCAAGACGCCTCTGCGTCCAATACAACACGTAGTTTAACTGGTATATTCTCTCCGGGAACCTTTTTTTCAGTAAATAATAATGATGAAATATCCAATAATCTCTCTTGTATATGGATTCATAGGAAAGATAGAAATAAGTTAAATAAGCACGGAAATATTATTATTGGAATGTCAAACATGGATATTTTCACGGGAAAAACCAACTTTTTTGAAGTGGTCACTGAAAACGTACATAATCCAACAACATATGATGAGTTAGAACGATTTATAAGCACATATTGTCCTAGTGAAACCATTTTAATATCAAATCTGGAGGAAAACAAGGTGAACGATATTATTAATTATGTTCAAATAGAGAGTAAAAAGATTCACAGACTGAATGTGGAAGATAAACAGATAAAAAATGCTGAAAAACAAACATATCAACAAGACATAATTAATCGCTTTTTCTCTCCAGTCGTATCAAACTCAATCTTACACAGTGGTCATGAACATGTTTACGCTCTTCAAAGTTTCGTCTATTTATTGAACTTTGTATTTGAACATAATCCAAATTTAGTGAATAAAATTCAGGAACCAATTATTGAAAATAAAACAGATCGCATGTTGCTAGCAAATCATAGTTTACAACAGTTAAATATTATTGATGACAATCATTATCATGGTAAACTATCATCTGTAAGCAATCTATTAAACAACTGTATCACAACAATGGGTAAGAGAACATTCAAACATAATATAGTAAACCCAACAACCTGTAGAGAGAAACTAGAGAAAAAATATGACATAACTGAGTATCTTTTAGACACGGAAGCGAGAGAATATTGGCATTCATGGAGAAATGAATTAAAAAACATTAAGGATATTGAAAAATTAAACAGGCAAATATATTTGAAGAAAATTACTCCTCATAATTTATTCTATTTTAATGAAAATCTCTCTACAATACATAAGTTATTCTCTGGACTAGTTGATGATAGAACGGTAACCTCTTATTTACAAAGTGATATGGGAAGCAATGTGACAAATACCCATACACCATTGAACATAGACTCTATATGCAATGAATTCCAAAAAATATTCAACGACACATTTATTATGGATAAATGTAAAGATATTACAACACTAGATTTTGACACAAATTTTATTAAACGTGGAGTAAACGCCGAATTAGATAAATATATAGATAAACGAGAGAATAGCATTCGTCAATTGGAATCAATACGGGCTTATTATGACACATTAATCGCAAAAAAGGAGAAACCGAGTAAAACCGAATATGTAAAGGTTCATGAAACAGACAAGTATGGTATTAGTATTCAATGTACTAGCCGAAGAAGTAAATTATTAATTCAACAAATTCAATCAGGAAAGCATATTATTCAATTACAATTTATCAACCATGATAATGGACAAGAGGAACAATTTGATTTTAATCCAGACGTTCATTCAAGTGTTGCTACTGGATCAAACGTGAATTTGTCAAATGAATGTATTACCAGACTATGTAATGATATAGTTGAATCTAAACAAAAGATGAAGGATTTAATGACCATTATATACAATCAATTTATAAGTGATTTACAAAATTATGAAGCGGAGTTTTTGAATATTATTCAATTCTGTTCTTCTCTAGATCAATTACAAAACATGTGCTATATTGCTACGAAATATAATTATCACAAACCGACTATAAAAACAGATGATAAATCATATATTATAGCAAAAGAGTTGCGTCATCCATTGATAGAACGATTAAATAGTGAAGAGCTGTATGTGACTAATGACGTCACCATTGGTGTAGATAATGATTTAACTTTATTATATGGTACCAATGCGGTAGGCAAAACGAGCATTATACGAGCATTAGGGATAAATTTGATAATGGCACAAGCAGGTCTATATGTAGCATCTACTAAGTTTGAATTTGTACCTTATACTGGAATATTTACAAGAATTTTAGGAAATGATAATTTATTTAAAGGTCTCTCTACATTTGCCGTGGAAATGTCTGAATTAAGGGTAATTTTAAATATGGCTGATAAAAATAGTCTTATTTTGGGAGATGAGTTATGTTCAGGTACAGAACATGATTCAGCAGTCAGTATTTTTGTTTCAGGACTAGAAATGTTACATAAAAGAGAGACGAGTGCTATTTTTGCCACACATTTACATGAAATCGTCCACTTTGATGAAATTGAAAATATGGAGCGAATTGATATTAAGCATTTGACCGTTTCATATAACAAGGAAAAGGACAAATTGATATATGACCGAAAACTGAAAGATGGTCCAGGTGAAAGCATGTATGGACTAGAAGTATGTAAATCACTTCATTTACCAGACGAGTTTTTAGAAAATGCCTATCAAATCCGACGAAAGTATAAAAAAGAAGAAGAGGGAACATTGAGTAAAAAGACATCGCATTTCAATAGTAAGAAAATCGTGGGTAATTGCGAATTATGTAAGGAGAAAATGGGAACGGAAGTTCATCATTTACAACATCAAGAGCAAGCTGATAAAAACAATATAATTAAAACATTTCATAAAAACCACCCAGCAAATCTATTGACACTATGTGAAGAATGTCACCAAAATATTCATAAATCAAAAAAACAACACAAAAAGGTGAAGACAAGTATAGGAATTGAAATTACAGAAATATAGATATTGTGGAAATATAGATTTTATATAATCATATTTATATAATGAGTGAATATTCTGGATCTTCTATATGGAAAACGTATGGTCCACATATGATATCTGTATCCGTTGTTATGATAGGACTACTCGTATTTTTCGCTATTATTGAATTTAAATTAAATTCCAACCCGAATACTCATGTAGAAAAAATTGTAGAAATAGAGGGATTTGAAACAGCTAATGGTAATAATTCTAACATACCAAACAGTTTTTGTAAAACACATGAAGGTGATAGGAATAAATTACAAACCAGTTGTAGTAAATTAACAAAATCCAATTGTTTAGCGACATCATGTTGTGTATATGCTCAAATGGACGGAAAAGAACAATGTCATAGTGGAGATATAAACGGACCAACTTTTAAACGAGACGATAATGGAAAGACAAAAAATATAGATTATTACGAATTTAGAAACAATTGTTTTGGTGAATGTAAATAATGATATTTGTTGTTACATATTTCATAAAAAATTGATTTATATATAATACTTTAATAATATATATAATTCAAGATGATTATTCCAGTTAAATGTTTTACATGCGGAAAGGTGGTTGGTAATAAATACGAATATTACCAAAAAGAAGTGCGAAAGATAAAGATGGCGAGAGGTATGGAAGTAGACAAGGTGGTTTATTTAACAGAAGACCATACAGACAAGACTCCAGAGGGTGAGACTTTAGACAAGCTTGGACTAAATAAATTGTGTTGTCGTAGACATTTATTAACACATGTAGATATAGAATAAATTCTATATATATACTATATACATGGCAAAAACTATGAAAAATAGCAGACTGCGTAAAAGAAATACAAAACAACATACAAAACAACATAAAAAACATAAAATGAAAAAATCATCAAAAAGACGTGGTTCAACCCGTAAAAATATAAAGAGGATTTCGTTTAGAAATTTTTCTAATGCGCGTAAAAGACACGCAAATCATCATCGTCATAGGGCGTTACACAATTCACACATGAACTTACATGGTGGTAAAAAACAGAAATTGTGTGATTGTGGGTGCGGTAAAAAATGCGGTCGTGGTTGTGGATGTGGTCCAAATTGTGGTTGTAGTTGTAGCAAAACCCAACAAACACGCAAGCGCAAACGCAAACACAATCACAAACATATGATGGGTGGTATGGTTTCTAGTCCTGCCTCTGGACCAGTTGGATATCCCTGGAAAGGTGGCGACGAAGCAACTTGGCCAGGTGTCGCTGCAAGTCATGGAACAAATACAAATGGGAGTATAATGTCTAATCATTTTGCCGTAAGTCCTAACGGAATTGCTGTAGGTGGAATTGATTTAGCGCGTTCAACAAGTGACGATCCTATAATAACTCCTCCTATGAATGGTGGAAGAAAGAGAGGAGGCTCCAATAATCAAACGGGTGGGTTTTTTCAAGAAATTGTCAATTTAGGAAGAGGTGTTCATGGTGGGATAAATGGTGGATATTTTGATTTAATAGGTAAGCAACAACCCCTGAGTCAAAATCCTTGGCCAACCGAGCAACCAATTGCGAATACTGGTGCCAGTACAATAACTACGAGTGGAACTTCTCCAAACATAGATAAAATACTTGCGAATGCGAATAATAAGGTTGTTGGTGTATAAATATTTGACGATTTTCGCAAATAATATAATATAATAATAATAATAATATTTTCTTTGTTTATATCATAATCATGTTGAGAGAGATTAAGAAACTATGTACGCCTGCTATGGTATATTTTTTGATAAGTATATCTACCCTTTTAATGATGATTTTTTCAAACCGTAACAATGTGTCTACACTTTGTATGGGAGATTATAAATGTCCTGTAGAAAGTCTATTTTTCATATACCTTGTGAAATTAGCCTATTTATTTATTGTAACTATCATATTAGATTCATTATGTAAGAATGGATACAAGAGCATATCTTGGTTTTTATTGTTGTTACCACTTATATTTTATTTTGTGCTTCTTGGTTTATTCATGGTAAAGCAAAATTCTACAGCTGTTGTTGAACAAGAACAGAAAAAATCATTCTCACCTGAACCATTTATGTAAATACATTTTAAAATATTTTCATTTTTATATTTTGTCAATTGTCAATAAAATATAAAAGGTGTATAAGAAAACAATATGTAAAAAAATACATTAAAAATATATACTCATGATATATTATAATACATATGAGCATAAAATATAATAATGCTACATGGAATATCATTGAAAAGTTTTTTTACGACAACCCACAAGTATTAGTGAAACATCATACAGACGCATACAATGACTTCTTCCGGACAGGAATGAAAAGTATATTCAAAGAGAGAAATCCCGTAATTCTTCAAAAAGAACAGGATCCCAATTCAAAGGAATTTAAATACCGTTGTGAATTATATTTAGGTGGAAAGGACGGTTCAAAGATATATTACGGTAAGCCAGTAATATATGACGATAACCGCGAGCATTTTATGTATCCAAATGAAGCCAGATTACGAAACATGACTTATGGTATAGCAATTCATTACGATTTAGAAGTAGAGTTCAAAATAATGAATGCTACCGGGGAATATGAAGAATCAAGTGTTACCTACGAAAAACTATTTTTAGGAAGATTTCCTATTATGTTGCAGTCCGATCTATGTATCCTAAGTGGTCTTAATCGTGAAGTGAGATATAATATGGGCGAATGTCGTAACGACTATGGTGGATATTTTATTATTGATGGAAAGGAAAAAGTAATCATTAGTCAGGAAAAATTCGCAGATAATATGCTTTATATTAGAGAGAACTATAATGATATTTATAGTCATGGTGCCGATATAAGAACCGTGTCAGAAGATGCTTCCAAGCCTGAAAGAACATTATCCGTGCGAATTGTCGCTCCTACGTCTACGTATACTAATAACCAGATTGTCGTCAATATTCCTAATGTAAGAAAACCAATACCTCTATTTATTGTATTTCGCGCCTTAGGCGTTGTATCAGATAAGGAAATTATTGAATATTGTTTATTAGATTTGGAAGCAAATAGTTCATTAGTTGATTTATTTATTCCATCCGTACATGACGCTAATAAGATATTTACACAAGAAACCGCACTTGAATATATTAAAACATTTACAAAAGGTCACACGACAAATCATGTGTTGGATATTTTAATGAATTATTTTTTACCAAATATTGGTGAATTGAATTTCCAACAAAAAGCCTATTTCTTAGGATACATTGTTAAGAGTTTGCTCATGGTTTTTACCAAGATGGAGGCTCCTACTGATAGAGATAGTTTCAAGTTTAAGCGTGTAGAAGTTCCGGGCATGTTATTATATGATTTGTTTAAAGAGTATTTTAAATTACAACAAGACAATATTAAACTTCGTTTAGATAGTGAGTATAACTTGAAGAAATCCAAAACTATTTATCAGGATGAATCATTTAAGGATTTGATAACCAATAATTATGAGCGCATATTTAACGAGCGAGTTTTAGAGACTGGATTCCGACGAGCATTTAAAGGTGATTGGGGATCACAAGAGCACACAAAAAAATTAGGAGCCGTACAAGATTTGAATAGATTATCTTACAATAGTTTTATTTCTCATTTAAGAAAAATCAATTTACCAATGGATTCAAGTGCGAAAGTAGTGAAACCTCGCCTTTTACATGGGTCACAGTGGGGTATAATTGATCCAGTGGATACACCCGATGGTGGAAATGTCGGATTTCATAAACACATGGCTATTTCCACTCATATTACAAGCGGTTGTTCAGGATATCCTATGATGAAATTCATGCGAAGCATTTGTAATATGAAATTATTGGAAGAGTGTAGTAATAAATATTTGTACAGTTCTACAAAAGTAATGATAAATGGTGGTTGGATTGGAGTAATTACAACTCCTAGAGAAACTTTACGGTTAATAAAAAAATACAAACGAAACGGATTAATACCTCTTTATACGAGCGTTAATTGGAATATACAAAAGAATGAATTAACTATTTATACTGATTCGGGAAGATTATGTAGACCGGTATTTTATGTAGATGAACAAAATAAACCAAGTTTTAAGAGGAGAGAAGTGTTGGAAAAGTTGAATAGTAATAATTTCACATGGTCGCAATTAATTAGCGGTTTCGCTAAAAAGAAGGATGAAAATTACGACGTCAATACTTGTAAAATATACAAAATTGAAGACTTGTATGATACAGATGATTTTAGTAAATTGGAAAATACGGAAGGTATCATTGATTATTTGGATACGGCAGAAGAAGAATCTACATTAATATCTAATGAATACGATTATGATGAATCTAAACCATATACACATGTAGAAATACATCCATCTTTAATATTGGGTGTTATGGGTAATCAAGTTGTGTTTCCAGAAAATAATCAATTGCCTAGAGATTTATTTTTCTGTGGACAAGCAAAGCAAGCCGTTTCACTTTATAGCTCTAATTTCTTTACCAGAATAGATAAGATGGGTGTAGTATTAAACTATGGTCAATTACCTATAGTAAAAAGCCGATATCTTCAATATATTAATAATGAAGAACATCCTTATGGCGAAAACGTGATTGTAGCTATCATGGTTTATGGTGGATATAATGTAGAAGATTCTATTTTATTTAATGAAGGTTCATTGAAACGGGGTATGTTCAGAACAACTTACTATAATATGTACGAAACGAGAGAAGAGAGTTCAAAAGTAGGAGACAATACAGTTGATTCTCATTTTCAAAATATTGAAGACGCAAATGTGAAAGGCAAAAAATATGGTTATGATTATAGCAACTTGGACAAGTATGGCATTGTGAAAGAAAATACAGAAATGGACGACAAGAAGGTAGTTATTGGCAAGGTCAAGACCAATTTAGAACAGCCAAATACGAGTATAGATTCTTCTGTTTATCCAAAAAAGGGACAATTAGGATTTGTTGACAAGACTTTTATGACAGAAGATGAAGAGGGATTTCGCTTAGCAAAAGTAAGAATTCGTGAGGAAAGAATACCAGCAATTGGTGACAAGTTCTGTAGTCGTTGTGGACAAAAGGGAACAGTTGGTCTAGTTATTCCAGAGGAAGACATGCCGTTTACAGACGATGGTGTGCGTCCCGATATTATTATAAACCCACACGCACTACCATCAAGAATGACAATAGGACAATTGGTAGAAACTCTCATGGGTAAGGCGTGTGTAAATACAGGTGGTTACGGCGATTGTACTGCGTTTGTCAATAAAGGGTCTAAACACGAGATGTTCGGTAAAATATTGACGCAAAACGGGTATAATTCAAGTGGTAATCAATTGTTATATAATGGAATGACTGGCGAACAGTTACAGGCAAATATATTCATCGGTCCAACTTATTATATGCGATTGAAGCATATGGTCAAGGATAAAATCAATTATAGAGCAAGAGGTCCTATTGAAATGTTAACTCATCAAACAGTTGGTGGAAGAGCGAATGATGGAGGGTTAAGAATTGGAGAAATGGAACGTGATGGGGTTATTGCTCATGGTGCAGCTGGATTTTTACAAGAATCCATGTTAACTAGAGGTGATGAATACTACATGGCCGTATGTAATAATACCGGAACCGTAGCAATTTACAACAATAGTCAAAATCTCTTTTTAAGTCCAATGGCAGATGGTCCAATCAAATTTAACACGACAATTGATAATAACTTGAATATTGAAAACGTTTCAAAATATGGACGTCAGTTTAGTATTCTGAAAATTCCATATGCTTTTAAATTATTGATTCAAGAGCTTCAAACAATGAATATTCAAATGCGATTAATTACCGAGGATAATATTGATCAACTGACAACTATGGGTTATTCAAACAATATATTAAAATTAAGAAAGGATGATAATGCTACTGGTAGTAATATAGAAGAATCATTAAAAATAAATATAACGAATGAAATTACCAACCGTCGAAAGAATGCTCAAAAGTCTTCCAATGATATCGGGAACGAACCTGAAACAGATAATCAACCTATAGAATTTCCAACGGAACATACTGGAGATACGCCAACAATAGAACCAGAAGCATTTGGTTGGTCTTATTATAGTTATGACGAAGAACGAGGTGAAGCATACAAATCTATTATCATGAATAATAAGGGTGATGCTACTGAAATTTGGTTTGTAGGTGAACATGACGGACAATTGCCAAATAGATTTCCTGCTGGTTGGAATGTTAGTTCTTTAGTATACAATGATAAAACCCCTATTGATCCAAATATTATGATTCAAGAATTAAGTGATACACCAGAAGAAAATAATTGGACAATCAGTTTAGACGCTATTCGTAGAGAAGATAAGGGTAAGATAATAATTCAAGACACCTCACCACAATATTATCCTGGTTCACCACAATATCCACCTGGTTCACCACAATATCCACCTGGTTCACCACAATATCCACCTGGTTCACCACAATATCCACCTGGTTCACCACAATATCAACCAGGATCACCAGCATATCAACCAGGATCACCAGCATATCAACCAGGATCGCCCATATATAATCCAAATAGTCCAATGTCGTCTGTTTATGATCCGAATTCACCAGCATATAATCCAAGTGAAAATTCATTAAATAGTATGTCAAGTGATTATTTAGTGCCACCTCCACCACCTCCTGGAACAAGCACCAGTTCAGATAATTCAGATATTCAAGTCAATGATATAAGTGAATTGGAAAATATTGAGAAAATGTTGGAGAAAACCAAAACAAAACGTGATGATGGAATTGAATTAATCATAAATACAGATGAATCAGGAGATGAATCAAAAAAATCTGAAGGTGACATAGACAATGGTAATGATGATAATGATAATGGAAATAACAATAGTGGAGAAAAGAAAACAGTAAAATTTGATTAGATCTTTACGTATATATTTAGACAGAATAAACCTAATTATAATATAAAATTGAAATTGAAATAAAAATATAATTTTCTATTATAAACACAAGCATGTCACAATCAAGTGGAACAATAACATCTGTATTCAAGTCAAGACAAAATTTATTAAAATTACTTACGACACAAGGTTATGACGTAGGTGACTATGAAGAATTTAGCGTAAATGAAGTACATGTGATGTACAATAATTCACAATTAGATATGTTAATGTCAACTGAATCAGAAGACGGTGAAAATAGTGAAAACAGTAAAAAGGTCTATGTCAAATATCATCTAGCAAAAACATTGAGGCGTGAAAATATAAACGATTATATTGATGATTTATATAATTTAGAACAAGTGTTGTCAAAGAATGATACATTAATTATAGTGATTAAACAGGAACCTCATGAACCATTATTGAATATTTTAAAACACATTTGGGAACAAGAAGGGATATTCATTATGATTTATAATTTAGAAAGACTACAGTTTAATATACTGGAGCACGCTTATGTACCTAAGCATGTTATACTAACCCAAGAAGAAGCTGATAATATGAAGAAACGATATAATATAATTAATGATGCGGAATTACCAGAGATTTCCAGATTTGACCCGGTAGCCCAAGCTATTGGAATGCGTCCTGGACAACTATGTAAAATTATACGCCCAAGCAAAACGGCAATTACGGCCGATTATTATAGAATATGTTCTCAGTAATAAATATAATGAATGAAATAATAAATAAAACAAAAACAAATATCGAATTATTAAATCAACGATTTTTTTTAATTTTAGAAAATTTCGTTCCAACCTATATTAAATCTTTACAAAATCCGCAAGATACAGATGTCGCAAAAGAAATGAGTCATATTGATACAGTTACCACTCAAATAAAATCTGACGGATTTACTATTAAAAACGAGATGGAATCAGTGATCGCAACCGATCAAGATATAATAAATACATTAAATACAGACATACGGATTTTAAAGAACGAAAATAAGGAATTAAAAGACCGACGAAATGATTTAAAAACGGCAACCAATACATCAGTTGGACTATTTGATGATGAATTAGAGTGGTATAAACAACAGATAAAAATTATAGTTGTCATGTTAATAGGTATAATAATCGTAGGAAAAGTATATTATGGATTTAATGTACCTACTATGGAAACCGCTAAGATGGTTAGTATTGTTATTGTATTTGGTATAATTTTTGAAACATTAATAATGTATTTATATGACAAATTAAGATATGGTAATAGTGATGAACCAAAATAAATATACTAGATAGGAATTAGTATTATTTAATTTCTAACAAATTATATATATACATATAAATGTCTATTACAGATGAACTTATTAATAATAATCCAGATAAATATGAAACAATAATCCAAACTCGTATTTTAGGGAAACAATTACAAATGAAATTAAGTCAATATAATTCTCTTCAACGCGAATACAATAATCTATTAGAAAGAGAAAATAATAATCGCAAGCGCACTAGCGTTAACATAAAGAAGCGATTATGTATGGATAAATATAATGATTGTTCTCGTTGGAAAAGATGGTGTGGGTCAAACGAATGGTTAAAAAAAAATTGTAAACAAACATGTAATACTTGTAAACGTGAGCGCAAACCTGTAAAACCAAGTGGATATTGGATAGATCTACAAGATGAGAATTATCAAAAAGGAATGGTTTCTAGTCCAGATGAAAGTACAGATGATTGGATTTTTTTAGGCAAATCTGATGATTTAAATGATTGTAAATTAAAGGCAGTACAAGATAATGAAATGTCGTTTTCTAGTATAGTGTATTACCCTGAAGATATTAGAACTGAATGGAATAAATCATGTTTTGGTGGTGTTATTGGTAATAAAATAGGTTCGTCAAAATATCAACAAAATGTGGTTACTGCTATACCTCCCAACGGTACCACTCGTTTAGGAGGGAAAGAAGGTGAACAAATATTAAAGAAGATGAAAAGGCTACAAGATGAAATCCAAAAACTAAGTGAAAAGGTAAATACTGATAACGAGAGTATACAAACTACGTCTTCTATGCTTAAAAGTGACACTGTATTACAACAACAGAAATTAAAGGGTATATTAAAGCAATTAAAACAAGACAAACTAGAAGTAAATAAATTAATAAAAGAACCAGATTATTCAGCAGAGGAAGAAGATAGTTATCTAAGACAATTATCTAATTATACAACCTATGGATTGTGGTTATCGCAAGCAATCATAGTATTGATTATATTATATTATATTTATTCACGTCAATCAAATGACATGTCTATTTATGTTTATATTTTCTTAGGTATATGGATTTATATGCTAGGAAACCGTATATATGGACCTGTAACGTCGTTTTTATCTACTCTATGGTATTATATTTCTTACTATTTAGTAGACCCAATCGTTAATTTAACATAAATGTACATAAATATGCTAGAAATATGCTAGAAATATGCTATAAATGTGTGATAATATTATCATTTTTATATTATCATTTTTAATAATATTATCATTTTTTAATAATATGATAATATAATACTATAATAATGTCAATTAAAAATATGGATGGTCCTATTGTTGAAAAAAATATGGCTGATTTTGATGAATTGAAAGAGTTACAAAATGATTTTACTAGACAATTACAACTTTATAACCAATCTGTGAAACATTTAATAGACGAATCACGTGATTACATATCAGCTAGCAATATAGAAAATAATCGCTTTGCTAATACATATTTAAAGGATCCTACAGGTGATGTAGGTTATGTTACTGAGCGAGGTGTATGGAAAAGAATACCAAATCCACAAACAGGTGACTCTATGCAAGGAAAAAATGGTTGTCCATTAGATTGGGCTAACGCTCCGACTATATTACCTGACGATGGACCATCAGTTTCACTCGCAAATATAAAACAAGGCGAAATGGTAAAGGTTGATGGTGAGCAGTTGATTAGTGGAACATCTGTTATTAGGAATCAATCATGTACTTCTGCTGGAAGAAATTTATACGTAACCAATCCAAATGAAACAACTGAGAGAAAATTTGTTCAATGTTCACAATCACCTGGCGCATATCAATACGATTTAGGTAAAACCACAATAGAATCTTGCGCAAAAAGAGCGCAAGATATGGGATCAAATGTATTTCAATTGGGTGAAAATAGTGGTGGAGGAAAAGGAAGTTGTTACATTGGTGGAGGTGGAAAAGCCAGAAATTCAGAGGATTGTCCAAACGTGCCAGGAGCTGGTAGAATGGGAAAAATCGTTTCTGGAAGATGGAACCGAAGTGGTAGTTGGTGGCGAGGATACAATTGGTCATGGATTCCTGGATATGTCGCATATGCTACTTATGAAACCAAAAGAGCTAACAATGCTAATCTAGGAGAGATATATTATATATCGGATGATTTAACAAAAAAGAAATACCCGGATAGTTTAATAACTGGATACGGTAATGAGTTTCAGCATATGCCTGGATATAATTCATATGGCAATGATATTACACATGGTTCGGGATTAACATTAGAACAAGTAAAACAGAAATGTTTAGATACTCCAGGTTCAAGTGGATTTTATATGAGTGGTAATAAATATTGGATAAAGAATGAGAATATGTGGCCTAAAGGGAAACGACAATATACTGGTGGTGATTTGTATGTTAGAAATAAATCTATTACAAATAATAATAGTTGTAACAAAAATGTGGATTTTTCATATCAAGGTAAATTAGATGGATATACGAACACAGGTGACATGAACAAAAATATCACATGTGGTCTTGGAACTATTTCTAAGAAAGAAATGCGAAACATAAAGGAACAATATAATAAATTGAATATGATATTAGATTTTATATATGAAAAAATAGAAATTCTCAGTAAAGAAGATGTAAAATTGAATAAACGTTTATTGAATGAATATACCATAATGAAGAATAATTTATCCAAATATGAAGAAACTCATAAAGAAGTTAAGACAAAAAATGCATTGATACCTCATTTCGCTGCACTAGAAGAAGACTCGCAAATACAAATGTTAAGTTATAACCAAAAATATATATTGTGGAGTATAATAGCAATTGGTATTACAATTGGTGCCATGAAAGTTATGCGTTAATTGTTGATATAGTAACGAATGTTGTAAAAATCTCAAATTATTTCAAATTATATATAATCTCAGTTGATATTATATATAAA